TGTATTGGAAATGTGGTCGCATTACCCATACCTGCGTACTTTTTGAGTTCTATACGTTTTTGACGTATAGACACAAAGGGTGTACGGCAAGACATGATACCCGAGAGAAATCTCGGCCGATGAGTGAAAGCTAACTCCACCAATTCGGTGGATAGTCGATCACTCGCCGCGCTCAAGTCAACCGTGACCCATTCGCCGGTAAGGGATCCCTCAATAGCCAATTTCTGATTAGGCTCTTGAGTGGCCAATGCTAGACAGCGTGACATTACAGAACAACGATCAATCTCCTTACGGAGGTGAGAGTTGTAAGCCTGCTGAACAAATTGGTTCAGAACAGGTTCGACTGTAATTGTCCTAAGACTAGAAGATGACTTAGGGACGGTCACAAGTCTCGCATCTTCGCTAGCAGGTACGTTACGGATCCCGCTATCGAGAAGCCGATCACGATATAACCCGTAGGTTAAATCATAACCGATCTTCTCGAGACGGGGGTCTAAATCAGACAGACCAGACACAAACGCTAACCACTTCTGGTTAGATTTGTGGCCTTCCGCAACGGCGCCTGGGCCGTGCTTCCCTTCAAGCTCCTGGAAATCATCAAGATTTCTAAGAACAAGTCGAGAAATACGGGATATGTGATCTTTCCGAAACGGGGCAATGCCCTGAATCTCGAGATCACATTTCACGAAAGTTCGAATCGCTTTATGCTCAAGCCTCTCGGCCTGTGCTTTATTCGAAACGAACTTTCTCCAGAAAGTAGAGCAACTGCCGGAGGATGAGAACATCCTCCGTGCAGTCGCGCTCCTTTGCTAGATCTCCAGTAACTGAATCGAACACATCACCCAAGACACCACTATATAATAGCGGGATCTTGGACCCGCGGGCTCTTTTGAACCCGTGCGGGCAGGTGAAGGTTCCTTCGGCTAGACCTTTTTCAAGGGCTTTGCCTAAGTAACCAAGGGTAATAGTAAGTATACTAATACCTTCGTGTTCAATACGCGCCTCGAGCGTGACTAAGTCACGATCAAGTCCTTTCGTTCCAGGACGTAGCCTGTCAACATCAGTTAACAGACTACGCAAGATACCCTTATGTATGAGGTAGGGATCGGACTTACTAAGTGGTCTTTCTTGGATCACTTTTGCAAGTTTCGATAACTTCCTCGTATCTGTCAGGCTCTTCATCCTTATCTCCTTTTATAAGGGGAATAAGGAATCCTGTGACACGTTCTAGCGGTCCAGTGGTCCGTCCTTGAAGTTTCCGAGTTTCGGAACCTCCTTCGTACGGATCCACTCCTTGAGAAGCTCCCCAATAAGGGAGAGAAAGAGGAGAATATTCTTCATATTCTCCAAGCTCTTTTGCATGTACGTTACCTCCTTCGAGGCAGCGTTTGCATACCTCTCAAGCTAGGTTGAAGCCGGCGAATCTTACGATTCGAAGGCCACGAACTTAGCAGTAGTGACATCAGCGTCGGCGAGCGTGTCAAGAAGCGCTTTTACAAGCGCTGCCTTGGCAGCCGCATTCCAACCAAAAGCGGGGAAAGAAGCCGATATGGAGACATTCGCAGTCTGTTTACTAACCAAGCCCGTATAGGGCGAGGTAGCATCCAGGGTCTGTGACACCTTCATATAGTGGCGTTCACCGTTATTGTTTGAAGTCGAATGGCTGAACGTCAGTTGGTAGCCATTGGCTACGTCCCAACGTTCAGAACCAAAACCGTCGCGCTTCACCACACTAAAAG